ACATGGGAGTCAGCAATTGTCATCAGGTACTAGTGTCGGAAATGTCGTTATGAATTTCGAAGGGTAATTTTAACTAACAGACAGTGATGGTTGTCCATGTAGCGACATTAGCAGCGTTCTGACGGGTCAGAGAAATGGACTGGTCAGCTGATTCAGTGTCAACAACGATCCGGTATATTGCTTGGCAAGTATTAGGGAACGGAGCTGTATTGAAGGAGTGACTTTCCATGTCGATGTGCATGTCGCTTGTCAGGGCATTCACGGTCATGAAATTGGTACCGATGCCCGAGTCGCCAGTTTGGGCAAAGAATGTGAGCTCGACCGTATAGGTGCCTGGGTTAGCAAATGAAAGGTATTGCTGCCCAGCCGTAGAGATCGAGTCCGACACCCAAGCCACTAAGGCGGCGCGGGCCTCTGGTGGAATGTTTGGTCGCGCCCAAGGACCATTGGAAGGCAAAAGCGCCATGATGTTGACACCTGCGGACGTGCCGTAGGTGAGCGGATCATCAGCAGTGCTAACGCCAGTAATGACCAAGGGGTCGCCCATGGGAGGGAGTGAGTTTGATGGTGTGGGGTTCCATGTGATACATGCCCGCCCGGAATAACTTCCACCAGTGGGCAGACACGGCAAATTGAGCTCAACGTCGTAAGTGATGAAAAGCCGGCCAAGGACGGTACCAGGTTTGGCTGGCAAGCCCTCAGTCGCGACAGTTATAACACCGTGATCGTAGAGATTGGGCGGGCCCGCGGTGCCGAAGCGGCGGGTGAAAAGATGCTCACTGGCTTGCAACGCCGGGTCACACTCAATGCCATGCATGATACTCTCAGCTGGATTACCGCGGCTGTGGTACGCGGCCTGAAGAATGTCACGCATGTTCAAGTAAGGTAACTCGTTGGCGTTATACTGCGTAGCGATCGAAACAGTACCAAGAGCCATATCTTGAGCGAAATTGCTAGATGTGGTCTCATACGTTAGGATGGCGCCATGCAGCTCCCATTCGGTGAAATGTTCAGCCACAGCGGAGAGCCATGGGAAAGTCTTTTCATCGGTGGGTTGCAGCCTGAACTGCTCCTGATGAAACGTAGTGGGATCATCAGGTGCGACAAGGTCGGCAACGAACTCTCGTTTCTGAATCCGGATGGATGCTGCCCCGGTGGGAGCAAATGACATCTGGGAAGGTTTGAGCACGTTGCCGTCCTTGATCAGGGAGTTTTTGGTGATGTGGTAATCACCACGCCCCGTAAGTTGAGCAATAAGTTCACCAGCGGCTCGGCCGGCAGGACCGGCCATTGCGCCTCCCATGCTAGCAAAGGTGCCTTTTGGGATTCTCTTGAGCTGTTTGTCGGCCCAAGCACGCGCATTCGCAAGATAGTCGCCGCGTCCAACGACTCGTTGACGGTCCTTCCATCGCTTTTCTTTCTCGGCGAGGGGAAGGTCCCTTATCTTCGGCTTGGACATGAACTGTCGTTTGGTTAAGGTCATGAGTAGGAGAAGGAGGAGGGGTGGTGGTAGGTAGTGTAGCCTGCGGGGTGGGAAGATCGAAAATTTTCTGCAACTTCAATCCCCCCACGCCGCCGCCGCAGGGTCCGATTTTTAGTATAACGCCAGACTTCGAGAAACTAGCGTGCCCGAGAGGCTATTGACATCGCGGTTTATGTACAAGTTCTTTCACCTTGCGTTCAATTCTGACACGGATGGAGCGCTTTTCTTTTTCTATCTCATCAGAGTCAGTATTACACATTTTGGCGGCACGATATTCGTCATATAGCCCGTTTTCTTTTAGAACGCCGATAAAAGCCTTCTGCTCAGCAGGATTGCGGGCAGGCTTGTGTTTGCTCCTTTTCTTCTTGACACCTGGAGTAACTCTCTTCGGAGGGGTCAATTGGGAGTCGGCGGCGGAAGCATCAGCAGGACCACCTGGCGCCGGGCCGGGGTATTCCTGATAGTGGGACAAGTCACCGGTTCCTCGCATGGCTAGCGTGACAGGGCCAACTGCAATCATCTTCTCATCTGGTACTTCAGGATGTTCCCAGAGAGTAGGGCAGGGACCTTTGCCGTATTTAAGCCAGCACTCAAATTTGGACCAGTCAAAGCCAGGCATTTCCAGCTCGAATAGGTTGATGAAATCGCCAGGTTCATTTACATAAGTGGCGTTAGTTTCGAGTGCTTTAACAGCGAAGTAAGGGTGGAGTCCGGGGTATTTGAGGACCTTAGCCTTTAGCGATGCAATTTGCACCTCATGGGCGTCCTCAAGGACCTTGCGCGACCAAGGACCGAAGAAGTCACTGTGCTTGTCAGTCACTTGTAGACAAATGGCTTTCATGAGCATAGTTTCTTCTGCAGTAAACTCATCAATATTTAACAAAGTGGTGTGGAGTTTGGACAATGTACGCAAGGGTGATTGGATGCTTGAAAGACTACCGTGAATAGGGTCAAAGTAGTTCCGACCAAGGAAACCGATGTATAGGAACTTCTTGGCAGATTTTACCAGGAAGCCCAGAAGAACGGCGGCCTTGTCACAAGACTCGGGAGGGAGATTGGCGGTGATTCCGTCATCGCCAGAGTAGATACCAAGCGCGTTCCACGCCTCGCGGTCAGTAAGACCACTGAGACGCAGTGCTATGTACGCAAAGAGGGCAGTCAGAGGGGTGTTGCCGTAGGTGGTGAAAGGACTTCCACTACCACGTGACCCCTTGAACTCATGCACTTCACGTTTCGTGCCAGGAGGCCCATACAGAACGCGGCCACAGTAATCCGTGTAATGCCAGTTGTCAATGAGGTGATGCCAGCCACTGTGGAACAGTTCTTTCAAAAGGAGCAATTCAACATAACGTTTGTCGTAGTCAATAGTTGCATCCTGTGCTGAAAAATCTGTTTCAGTGATGTAATCCGCATTGAAACAAACACGAACGACGGCTTCAGTGGTGTCAGCTGGGTTTAGCCCACAGGCCATCCACGGGCACACTTTCATCGCTGCAGCGTATGCAAGCGAAATGCGCCCGCCCTTCGCTTGATTGGAAGCGGGATGGCAGCAGATACCACGGGCAGCTTTGGTTGGGTCGGAAAGCACCTCGCGTTTCATGAACCCTTCCCTATCATCATAGTTGTTGATGTCATAGATAGGAATAACATCGTAAAACTTGTTGAGTTGGGTTTTCTTGCGGGTTTCAATGTACTCTTCTTCGCTAATCGGCTCAAGAAAACCGTCCTTATCGCCAATAACCGTCTCTTTAGTAAGAGCGGCAAACTCGGCAATGTATTGGACGGTCTCGGGAGTGAACCGTGTGTCGGTCTTAGCAGCAGGGTCACGTAACCTGCGCTGCACAAAATCTTTTGTCTGAGCTTCAGCCATCAAGTGTATAAATGCAGCACCGGTAACGATCTCTGGCATGGCCCCATGGGCCATGGGTTCCTTAGGATCAGCACCATCGGCCTTAGCCTCATCATCCAGACGCATAATGGTGGGCATCTTGTAATAGCCGTAGTTGCTAGAGTAACTCTGCTGAAGGCGTTTAGAGCCTGCCAACGCAATAGCGATAGATATGCCGATACGATTCGCCTCCTCACCCTCAGACTTGGTTGTGATCCTAACATTAGGGATGCTTGGGTCACCCTTATCGGTGGTGAGACACTTGGTTGTGTCAAAGACGGCATCGTCGACAAAGTACGAAGTGTTCGACTCCAAATAAGCTACGGAATAGCCGCTTGGCGTCTTTTCATTGCTGTTAGCTTTTCGTTTTTCAGCAACGAATTTGTGACCACCCTTAGTGACGCCAACGTATGGTTGTCGGGTCTTCAGGGCTTTGTCCTGTAGAAAAGGACGGGCCAAGGCAGCGAGGCCTCGGAATTTGCAGTTAGGCACGATAGCGACGACAGCACGGTGTTCACCAACGTCAAGTCGAATGACTTTGTGGCTCATTGCAAAAGGAACAAACATGCCAAGTGCCGCAGTGAGCGACATTATCCCGGCAGTGATCCCAGTGCATGTTGAGGCACGAAGTACAAAATCGACAAAGCGATTGTGAATGGAAGTCATTTCGCAAGCCTTACTGAAAAGGATGGCGGTTGAGAACAGAGCGCAAACTTTGGACAACAGGGTGAAGGAAAACTCATGTGAATATGTCACAAGACAGTCGTCCTCAAAATCCCATAGAGTGTCACAGTATGGATCAGATCCTTCGACCTCGGTAATGAGGTTGCCGTGATCGTTATAGCGAAAGTTGATCTCGTCCGAATTGCCAGCTACGCACGTTGGGTTCCATGTGTAAAGAAGATGGATGTTTCCATCAGACAGGGAATAATTTGCGTCACTGGAACTCTTGTGAGTGAAAGTGTCAATGTGCATCACAAGACTGCCAGGTTTGGGTGTTCCATACTTCAAATTGTCAGAGACATAGGAACAAGCATCCTTGGCGTCCATGATTGTACGACATCCTTCGAGCTCGCGGAAGATACTGCGACGGGACATCTGTTCGTCGTACATGGTCAGGCCAAGCGTTTTAGCAAAACCTTGAATCATGTTGGCGACGGCCAGACGTCTGCGAGCAGCGTACTTATGGAGATTTTCTTTGGCTAAGTAGGTCTTATCCAGATTGAACGATTTCAACGTAAAAGTCTTGCGGAAATCATTGGCATAGCGCTCAACTTTGCCATCGTCACCTTGAACGGTGTGGGTGATTGTCTCTGGAGGGGCGAATCTGTCAGTAATCGCACTTACCTGCAAGGGCGAGAAAGTGGAACAATGCCACTTCCAGAGAAGCACCGCGGAACATCCGAATGCAAGATGGAGAGGCTTATCGCACCCAAGTTTCACAGTGCCAACAATCAGCTGGGCTATGGGGCGAAGAATTTCCTCAGGGCGCAAATGAGAACGGATAACTGAAACCATGTTCTTCATCAACGCGATGGTAGTGTCATGGGCCTCAATGGCCCACAAAAGTAGTGGTGGCGGGCTGACCACAAGTCCGAACGTGGCTTTATGCAGCCGATAGGCTGGGTAGGACACGAGCTTCATCCGCAGGGGGCTATCCACGTTTGAGGTGCGCGGACAGCAGGGGTAGGCCGAAAAGTGTGAGGCAGAAGAGCCGCACAAGAAAAAACCTGAAAATCCTTTTCCCCCATGT